GATGGTGGGCGCGGTCAGGGCAACACCCTGTACTTCAGTAAGCCTGGGCTTCCAGACCAGTACGGTGTCGCAGACCGACTGACCCTGACCGGAGACGGTGGAGATGTCGTTGGGCTGTATGCCCACTACAACAACCTCATCATCTTCCGTGAGTCGTGCATCGATGTGCTGACAGGCTCGTACCCAAACTTCAGCAGTCAGACGATTACAAGAGAGGTTTCTTGCAGGGCGCCCGCGTCCATTGACGCAGTGCCTGGACTTGGCGTGCTGTTCCTTGCTCGTGATGGAGTTTACGCCCTGACCGGTGGCCTCGACGGTGGCGCCGTGTTCGATGTGAAGCCGTTGGGCCTTCCCATCCGAAGGGAATGGGAACGGCTAACCGTAGAGTGCGCCTCTCGTGCAGTCGCACGATACGCCCCAAACGAGCGCGCATATCACCTTTACATCCCTGTCGATGGTGACGACAGGCCGAGCCTTGGTGCGGTATTTCATCTGGACAAGGGGTGGTCAATCCGCACTGGATTCCCAGTTGGCTGCATTGACAGGACGTTCAACGGCACGCTGGTTTTTGGGCACCACACTGGCAGCACGGGAGCCAACAGCGACCCAGCAGGGCTGTTTGTTATTAGCGGGACGCCAGCAATGGGTGGAACCATTTCCGGGGACTCATTTGTCCCAGCAGGACCCCCCACCTCAAAATACCAGTCTCTGTGGATGGACTTCGGCGATGCTCAAGTCAAGAAGCAAGTTCAGTATGTGGTCCTGTGGTGCATGACTCGCGGAAATGTGACCATAAACTTTCGGTATTACAAGGACTTTGAGCACGAGCAGGTGGGCAGCGATTCCCGGTTCAAGTTTCAGCCTCCTGACCAGACCGATCAGCCAGTCTATGACTCTGCTGTCGTTGGAACCGATACGTGGCAGGAATCTCGACTTGTCCCAATCCGACTGCCTGTAGCACTTCAGAGTTGCTCATGGTTCAAGTGGGGCATGGAGACTACCGATGACGTGACCCTGGTGGGATACGAGGTCGAGTTCGTTGCCCGTGGTACAGTCACGGTAGCAGGGAAGCGCATATGAAGGGCTGGACGAAACACGACGCTCGGTCCTCGCACATCATTGAGGCTGACCAGTTCAATGACCAGCACACCCGATTTCGGGGAGAGATGGTCGGTCTGGATCGCTCTCAGTATCCAGCAGGGTGCTTGTCGCCGGCGATGATTGTCGCCAACGCTATGCATAAGGTGTGGACTTTTGTCCCTTGGGCCGCGTCGGCTTCGTACGCAAACACCAACGGCGAGCAAACCGCAGTACGAGCAGCGGAAACAGACACGCTTCCTGAGCAGTTTATGGCGCTCACGTACCAAGAGTACGGGACGGGCTGGAGGACCGCTTTTTCTGAGGACCTCACGCCTTTTAAGGGGGGTAGCCTGCTCACGGAGTGGTGTGGTTGCACGGCACTTCAGGCTTACTTTACGTGGACAAACAAGGCGCGGCATGACGCTACTCCAAAGTCTGCCCCCAACTCGAAACACGTCGGCTTGCGAATCTTGTACAACGGTGTTGTTGTCGCAGAAAGGGTCGGTCCGGCTAAGCCTATGGATTCATTCAGGATTATTGGGGAGTCTCAGGCTCCCGCTGGTACGGTGACCGTGTCCTTGCAGTTCAAGGTTACTGGTGCGGGACCTGATGACGCTCTGGAAGAAAACAACACCAGTAAAGACCTGATGCAGGCCCACCTTTACGGCAATCGTGTCGTGTGTGTGGGGAGGTGGCGATGAGTCGTATTACCCGACCACGGGTTTCGCCCGGTGACACCACCGACGCGACCACGCTTAACAACACGTACGACGATTACGCGCAGAGCGGCGCTCTGGATGAGTCGAACACCCGTGATCAAGCGTTCGATCTGGTTCACTTCAGCAACGCGCCCATCGTAATCAATACGAAGACCTCACTTCTGGGCAACGCGGGAATGCTTCACTCGTCGCCGGAGACCTCTCTGACGCACACCACGAGCTTGGGGTCTCCAGTTGCTCACCCGGTTCAGAACAGTAGCGGAACAGAAACACCGCTGAACTTGGGTGGATCTGGGTGGTCGCTAACTGCTGGCGACGTGCTGCGAGTGTGGTGGAATCTTTCGGTTGAGCCGACAGTCAGTGGAACGCCGTGGAACAACGCCTCAGCCAAGGGTCGCTACTCTATTCCTCAGAATGTCGGCTCTGGGTCGAGCGTCAACATTACAGACGGGCTTCACTGCTGGGTTGCTCGTCTGGAATGGGACATCACAAGCAGCGGACTCTCGAACTTTGTAGCGGTTCCAGGCCAGACTGGATTTACGCAGCCCTTCGACAGCGGCGCAAACAAGGGCGGGTACCTCAACGAAACATCGGCAACGACGGTCATCAGCGCATGGTCGGTGTTCTCGTTTGGTAAGGCTTCCGAGGGAACAACCAACAACACGGCCGTTCCCGATCAAGGCATCTATAAATCTCAGGGGTATTTTGGGGTTGATTCCATGTGGGCGTACCCCGCTACGGGATCGGTCACGGTTTACGGTGTCAGGGTCGTGCTCACAGGGATCATGCACCCAGCGCACACGGCAAGCCCTGACAGGAACATTCTCATTTACGACATCAACGTGTCTGGCGGACTCACCTACAAGGGCGGCAGGATCAGCGCCGTTCATATGCGAGGCGGCTGATGGCGTACTCCAAGCCCAACAGCTTTACAAACGGACAGCCCCTTACTGCCGCAAGCGTCAAGGGCAACGATGAGGCACTAAAGGTTTACCTTCATGAGGGCGTTGTATCTGGTGACCTTAAAGCGTCCGCATGGGTTGATACGGAGCACATCCAGGCTCCCGCCCTCAACCCCTTTATTGGCGTACAGCACGGGATTACAGGATTCCAGGGAAGCCAGTGGGATGGCGGTGTCCTTGTTCGAGCGCAGTTTGGGACGGCACTTCTGACTGGGAAGAGGTACGGGTCAACCACCAAGAACTGGGAAGTCATCCCCCAGACCACGTTTGGGATCAAACTACGAGCACCGGCAACAGTGATGTTTCACTGGTGGATGGAGTCAAACAACGGACCTGACAACGGTGATCGCACCCTGGGGTCAAATGCGTACATGTGGGTCACGGAGTACAACAACAGCGGACTGCTGTCGGGAATCGAGACCCTCAACGTCACCACTCCGCACGCCCTGGAAGTTAAGCAAAACGCCCAGGGGTACGTGGGAACGAACCCCCCGGCGGGACCGCTGTACCCCTACACTCTTCAGGGATACGGCAACATGTCGGGCACAAAGGTTATCGATAACGCCACAGGGACGCTTGCTGTAGGGCTTGCGCACTTGAGCACGATTGACCGCTCTGTCATGATTAACTGGGGCATCAATATTGAGGCTTACTACCTCAAGTAGGAGTCATTATGCCGCTACCGCTTGTTGCAATCCCGCTTATCGCGGCAGGAGCCCAGGGTGCTGGTGCTGTTGCCCGGGGCGTTGGCGCATTGCGAAACGCCTCGGACATGTTTCCTGACGAGTTCGGCAAGGAGTTGGCGCGGCTACGCGCCCAGCAGCAGGCGGGCGGGCTTGGCCTTACGGAGGTTGAAAGGTCTGGCATTGAGTCTGATTTTGCCTCACGTCAGGCTGGCCGAACAGCGGACCTTCAGGCACAGCAGCTTCAGCAGGCACAGTCTCTTGCTGGATCTGGAGCAGTAAACGCGGCGCAGCTTTTTCAGCAGCAGGTTGCGTCAGAGATGGTGCAGCGCCAGCAGGCTGCCAGCGACGCCGCTGAAATCCAAGAAATGCAGAGGAGGGAGGAGGAGCGCGACAAGGCTCGAATGGATGAGCTTGTTGCTGCTGAGGCTTCCGCCCGGATGGCGAGGCGCGAGGCGGCTGCAAACCTTGCTGCCGATCTCGTAAGCACAGGAGCACAGGCAGGTGTGGGGCTTGCAGGAATGTCCGCAATGAACAGCGCCACCCAGAACATGCTGGCAGCTAAGAGCGCAACGGGAAGGGCTGCGGCAATGGGCAAGATGTACAGTGCGCAAATGGCCATGAGCGCAGCAAGCGCGTTCGGAAGGGGCGGCGCCACACCAATGCCCATGCCGGTTCCCGTGGCCCCCGCCCCTGCTGCGTCGAGTCCAGCCACCTCAGCCCCCGGCGGCGCTTCCCCAGCCGTCAATCCAATGATGACCCCGGCCACAGCCAATCCGTTTGGGCCAGTCGTTACGGGCTATCAGCAGTTGCCAGACGGAAGGGTCGTTCCCGTTTATGGACAGGGGGGTATGTGATGGCGCTGCCCACACCAAAGTACCCAAGCTACATCCCAAAGTCTTTCATCAGACCAGAGGAGCGAAAGCTGTCCCAGGCGGCGCTTGAACTGTACGCCAAGTACCACCCCGCTGCCCAGCAGCAAGCGCTGTATCAGTCCCTACTGGAGGATGAGGAGTTCCGCGCCAAGCGGGACGAGCAAAAGCTCGAAATGCTTTTGGAGGAACGAGACACGCTGCTTAGCAACCTGTCCCGCTTCCGCGAGTCTGGCCTTGGACCCATGGGTCGAGGCGGCTCAGGAACAGGGGGGCGACGTGGTCAGGGCGGTTCTCGCGGCGGGGGGGCCGCGAGCGGCGCAGATGTTCTCGACTTCTACGCATCTATGAGCGGCACGGAGACCGATCGCCTCAACTCGAACCACAAGAATGGTGTTGCCGCTACCAACAAGGTTCGAGACGACTATGCCCCCCTAAGTGGCCACCGCCGGTTTATTGCTGACGTAACTCGGCAACTTGAGCAGGGTGCCGGCACGCTCACCAGCGATCAGGTCACAAGCATCATCGCGCTTGAAGCGGCAGAAAACCTCACAAGACTCCTGGGTGGAACTGCCCCAACAAGAGAGCAGGCGATCTCCGCTGCTACGCAGTTGTATACAAACGTAGCCAGCGTATTCCCCGGATTGTTCAAAGACTCTGCGGGAAATGCAACGGATGCCGGGAAGCGGCTTGGTAAACTCATTGATGAGCAAATGGAGACCGATGGGTTCATCCTGGGCTCTTTGCTTTCAAAACAAGAGCCTACCGGTCGCCTTGACTCGGAGCGTCGTGCCGCACTTAGGGGTGTGACCCGTGGTGTTGGCCCCGGATTTTTTGAAAAGGCTGGCCGAGCGGTTCCGCTTGATGCTGATGGTGACGGTACCGTAACCGAGCAGGAAAGGTCGTTTGCCAAGGAGCAGGAGGAGCGCCGCAAGGCCCTTGGTATTGCTGAACCGTTGAGTGATGAGGAGCAGGTGTTCCTTGGTCGGTACATTGACGCCTTGCGGGACGATGGGGTCGCCACTCCAGCAGAACTGGGGGCTGACTTTCGAGCAAGTAAGGCTGCCTACGAAAAAGCTCGCCGTGCCGATGTCCTACCGCGCGGCTTTGGGCCGTTCTTCGATCCGACATACCTTCAGAATCTTCAGCGCCTTTCGGGGATTGATGAGAAGATTTCAGGCATTTCGGAAAGGGAGGCCCCTGGAGTCCTTGCTGCCCGGGGGGCGCTTGGCCTACCACAAGTTCCCGTTGAGGCGCTTGAGCTTGCCAGTCAGGTATCACCGCTGGCGGCCGAAGCCCTGCCTTACACGATGAAGCGGGTGGCAGAGTCGGGGGGACAAGTCGTGCCCCGGGGAGACTCCGAGCGTTTTGCCCAGAGGTTTATTCTGGCTGATGGAGGAGCGCGCGACTTCAATGGATTGGTTCAGGCTGTAAACAAGCGATATCCAAATAATCCAATCGCTCGCCGGGAAGCCTTGGCGTACTATGGGGCGCACTACTACCAGCAGGATCAGAGGGGTCAGACGCTCCAGCAGGGGATGATTGACATGAACGTCCCACAGGCTGTGACTGAGCGGGAACAGTTCGAGCGGGACGTTGCTCCCCCCCCTGACCCTTCGACTTATGTGTCCGAAAACTTTGGGTCACCCATGGCCCCAGACAGGGTGCCGTTTGGCAGCAGGCTGCCCAAATCCCCAGGCAGACCAGAGGACTTTTTCATCGAAGAAATCGCAGGGCGGTAGATTATGAACCGTGAAGAGTTGATTGCTTTGGCCGAGGCTCAGGAAGCCCAGGGCAAACTTGAGACTGCCGCCTACCTGCGCATGCAGGCTGAACAGGCTACAGGTCAGGCCGAGGCGGTCGCCCCAGACTCTCCTGCTCCGGTAACAGGTGTGCCCTCTGTTGCTGTAGCCCCTGCGGGGCGGCCGTCTCCTCTCGATGAGCCCGTTCCTGTTCGCACGGGTGCGCAGCGCATTCTTGTTGAGGAGCGCCCAACGTACCCTTTCACGCAGCCCACACCCAAAGTGGGCCGGTCGTTTGATGTCCCTGGTGCGGCTTATGGGGCTTACTCAAGCATCAATGACTTCATCCGTCAGAGGACCCTCACTCTACAGATAGAGGATGGGTTGAGTGAGGAAGAGGCCGCACGTCGGGCGGTTGACGAGGCGCGTAAAATCTCAGCGGTGCGGGGTGATGTTAGAGGCAGGAGGGTTGGTACGGGTGAGGACGGGCTTCTTTCAGGGTTTATCCCACCGTTTCGCGAAACCCGCATTCGTGAGGTTGCGGAGCGCGACCCGGAGGATCCATCCAGGACGCGGTACGTTCAGAAGTACCGGGACCCTGAGACAGGGGACCTTACAGACCCTACCGACGCACAGTTGCTGCGCGAGTCGTTTGCTCGTCAAGCAGTCCTCACCCCGGATGAAACTGAGGCTATCCGTCAGCAGAAAGCGTTTGAGCGCAAGGAGGCGTTTAGAGCAGGCGGCGGGATGGTCCTCGATGAGGAGGCGGAGCGCGCCCTTACTGCTCGTGTCGTCGACGATACCCAGCCTGTTTTTCAGGGCGTCTTGTCCTCGCTGGATTCCGAGAGTGGTCGCACGATTGAGACCCCGCTTGCAGCAGTGCTTAGGGGCAGTGGGGCGGTTCCCACGTTTATCAACGAAGCAATCATGCAGTACACCCCGTTGTTCTGGGAAATGGACGACAACGGGAACCCAGTCGACCCTAATAGTGGGGCATACATTGCCCATCAGGCAATGCGTCGAGGGCTTCAAGCCGCAGGAAAAAGCGACGAAGAGATCAATCGAATCCTGACCGGAGCCCTTGCAAAGGAAGACGCCGAGGTAGGTGAGCCTGGGATGACAGGCACACCTGTAGACATCTTCGGGGTGCTGCCTGTCCCCTTTCAGGGCATTCAGCGCACAAAGCCTACGGCTGTAGATCCTACTGGTCGCCGTGTAGCGGAGACTTCAGGCGGTTTTGTTTCCCGCGTGGCAGCAGCCCTTGCGGCTGGGCGAAGTCTTGGCGACGAGCTTATGAGCATTCCTGCATATGTTCGCGATTTTACTGAGGAAAATCAGTGGCAGGCTCAGCCGGGATATGGCGTTCTGTCCGAAGATTACATGCAGTTTGAAAACGACGTTTCAACGGCGCCGTTTTGGTTGGGCGTGGCTGCTGAGATTCCGTATGGCATTGGCCCGATTACGGGAGCGACCCGTGCCGCGCGAGCGGGCGTTAGTGGTGTTCGTAAGGGCGCCCAGGCGGTCAAGGTTGCGGCTCAGTCTCGTCAAGCCCCCCGTGCCGCCAAGGCAGCCGAGGTCGTTGAGAAGGCTGCTTACGTCGCAGGAAACCCCATAGAGGCAGCCAAGCGCAGCAAGAATATCCGTTACGCACAGGAGCTTGCTGAGGGCAGGGTTGAGGGTCTGGACGAGATTGACATCCTGACTGAGTTGAACACTGCGCAGCGTGTGGTGGGTGAGGCTGTAGCAGAGGAGGTCATCGGCCCGTACTCGATGCTTGCTCGTGTGGTCTCTGCTTCTGAGGATCCAGTAACGGTTGGGGATCTGCTTACTGTGGGCACCAACAGCGCTGCGGCTCGAAAGATTCTGTCGGACATTGGCGTGCTCAATGCCGCCCCGGAGACCGTGCTCACTGTGTCGCAGCGTGCTCGTGTCTTGAAGGGGGTCAACCAGTACACCATCTCAGCGTATGCGGACGCCATGCGGGACATCATGAAGATGGACGGCTTGGATGATGCTGCAAAGGCGCAGCGCATCTTGCAGCAGTTCGAGGCTGGTGGGATCAAGGTTCGAGAGTGGCCGTATACTCTGGGGCTGACTGAGGTGATGGATGTGGCTGACGGCAAGGGTGGCGACCTTGCTCGCGCGGTTGATGACCTACTTCAGGTTGATGGGGGTGCGCTCAGGGTGAACCCGAACCGTCCCGTAGTCACCACCCTGCACGAGACCGGCTCTCAGATCGTTGGGGCTGCTCGTACCGATGAGGTTGTTAGGGCTCGCGGTCCTGTTGGGCAAATCATGAATCGCCGGCTGGGTGACCGCGCGTTCAACCGGAAGACTCTTCGTGAAGCGCCCGAAGAAGTGCACCGAGCAGCATCAGCAGCAGGAGGACGGGCAGTATCAGCATCACTTGAGAATGTAATCCCTGATGACTTGGTGTTCGTCACTCCCTCTCTGATGGTGCCTCGTCGACTTGTCACGAGCAAGGTTCAAGACGAGGTTGCCGAGGTCATGTCGGAGGTTCCGTTCACGCCGTCAACGGGTCCTGTTGTTGATGGTCGAACAGCGGTGGTGTTTACCTATGACGATCCGGTCAGAGCGGCGGACTCGTTTATCACAGCCGTTGGTCGCGGGAACATAGAGCGCGGGCCAATGCTGCTTGAGATTGCGAAACGCCTGGAGGACGGAAAGCCTCTTACGGCAACAGAGCACAAGATTGTACAGGATGCACTACAGACGAGGGCGTACGAGCAGGCTCTAAAGGGCGCGGGCCGTGAGGCTGTGTATGGCGGAGAGCAGGTAGATCGCGCCCTGCGGGCTGGGGTAAACGTGAGCCTTGATGAGGCCCCGCAAGCGCGTGTTGCTCGCCAGCAGTTGCGGTACATTCCCGGTGACGTTGGCAACCTGATTGGCGAAATGGGTGGCCGGAAGGTTGCGCAGGCAGCCCGGAGGGTTGCGCGATCGTTCGATTCAACCGTAACCGAACCAAAGCTCAGGTTTCCCCAGCAGCAACCTGCCGCGCTTCAGATCATGGAGGCGCAGACTAAGCAGGAGATCGGAGCAATCGGGAACAGGTTTCAGCAGGAAGTCCGCGACGCAGCAACTGAAGCAGCAGGGACAGGGCGGAATCGATTCGAGACTGCTTACAACACGGTTATCAACAAGCGCCTCGACAGGGTCGTCAATGAAGCGACAGAGTCTGTTGATGCGGAGGCTAAGCGACTTGTTGACGAGCTTGGCTTGACTGCTGAGGAAGCCTACTTCTTTATCGCGTACCAGAGGGGAAGGGGCCGCGCAGTTTCTGGCCTCGGCGAAGAGGCTCGACGCGCAGGAATCCCAGAAAATATTGCGCAGATTGCCAGAGACCGAGAGGCTGTATTTGCTGTGGACAAGGCTTGGAGGAATGTGCTTCGCCAGTTCTTTGGTGATGACGTTTATGACAATGTCATCGACCCCATAGCTGAGCGGTTTATTCTTCAGCCAGAGTTTGCGAGGGCGCCAGGGCTTCCTGAAACTCCTGCTGCATATCGACCCATCACCACGGGGCAGTTGCGTCAGGTTCTTGAAGACGTGCGGAAGGCCCAACCGCAGCTTGTGGGTCGGGGCTTGTCTCGCAGCAAGATCCCGGGTTTCATGGGATCCAAGAGTCGCGATGCGGTCTTTGACGCGCTTGGCGCTTGGGCGCTTGGGGTTGATCGATCCACAGTGGTTTCCCGTGCTGCCCGGCAGTTGAGGGAAACCAACCCGGGCGTCATTGTAGACCTTGCTCCATCCGTGGCAAGCGCTCGACCTGCTCGCGTTTTTCGTGAGGCATCTCTCCCTACCACCTCAAGGCGCGGTGTGCTGACCTCCCTTGAGCGCCTCGGGGCACAGGTTCCTGACGGCGAGAATGTGACGCAAGCCTCCAGTGATGCCGCTGCTCGATTCCAGCAGAACCCAGACTTGCGCCGGGTGCTGGCGCGGTCGCGGGATGACAAAGGCAACTTTGTAACGACGCGATCAGGAACCTTTGAGCTTGCCGAGAATGGTCAGTTCATGGGTGAAATCGACAGATTGTCCATGAACCTGAATCGAGCCATTGACCCGACCACCAAGATGCGGCTTGCTCAGGCAGTCATTGATGAGATGACAAGAACAGGGCAACCCATTGCAGACATGCAGGGAATGGTTCGAGTGTGGGATGAGGCGACACAGTTGAACCTTCGGGAGTTCCAGAAGCAGGCAGCGACTGAGTCGATTCAAAAAACCATTCGAGGCATGGACCTTCGGGTTCGCGAGTATGCCCAGACCAGTGGTGTTGACATTGATGCGATCGAGGCTGACGAGCTTCTTACCGCACAACAGAGGGGCTTCATGGGGTTGGGGGGTGGTCCTGACACCCTCATGCCCGTTTTGCGAGAGGTGTTTGGAAACGAGGCTGATGCCCTGCTTTACTACCAGCTTCGGAAGGCGAGGGCTGCGGGGTATGAAGACGACTTCATCGTGTCCAACATCAGGCAGACCATTGTAGAGAAAGCAGTTGGAACCTACGTTTCTCCAATCGTAGACGAGATAAACGCCTCGATGCGGGCTGCCGGCATGGTGCCAGGGGGTGCCGAGGCAGACCTGATGAACCTGCAACGATCGGTGGCTACGCTGGACCTGTCCGACCCGTCACTCATGATCATGGGTGACCAATGGATGACCATGATGCGCAACCTGCAAGAGGCGGCTCAGGAGGGAACGCTTGCGCAAAACATCGAAACTCTGCAAAGAAGAGACGCCTGGACACGGTTCAAGTCCAAGGACCTGTCCCCCGACCAGAGGAGTAAGGCGCTCACAGAGTACGCTATGGGCCTTTTGTCAGATGTAGCGACGACATCCCGCCGAGCAGCAGCAGGGGGGCTGCTGGCCGGGGGACTTGCTGTGGGCACCATGGAGCTTGATGACGACACAGCTATTCCATACGCTGTCCCCGCCCCAAATACTCGCTACATCGGGATGAACCTTATTACCGCCCCACTGATTGCACTCACCACGGTGGGCGCCTCAAACGCGGTGAGGATGGCGCGAGGAAGAGGAGCAGCGTCACAAGCCAGAGATGTGGGTCGCCAGTTGAGCAACATCGCTGGCAAGCCCTTGGTCAACGCTAATGGTTCGATCCCTGCTGATGCCGTTGCATTCACCTCAAGGGATGGCAGGAAGTGGACGCAGGGTGAGCTTGATGAAGCCATCCAGCGAAACAATATTCTCATCTCTCGCGGTCAGGTTGAGTTCAACGAGGCGTTCATGTCGGACGTGCTTCGCGATGCAAAACTCTTGCAGGATGGAACCCCTGCCGGACCGTTCCGAGACTGGTTGAGACAACTTGACCCAACGCGCACGAGCGTCCTTCAGTACATCGCAAACGCTACGGACAAGTCGTTTCGAGAAAACATGTTTGCTACGGCCCTCAAGGACGGGATGACCGAAGCGCAGGCAGCAGAGCTTGCCCGCGCTGTTGTCCTTGACTACGGGCGCGTTCCGCCCGCTATTAGAAACCACCTCAACAGATACATGCTGTTTGTGACATTCCGGGCCTCTAATACCATTGAAACTGCCGAGGCCCTGGCTCGCGACCCCGTCACTTTTTCTCGCATGGTCAACGCTCTGGACAACCAGCAGCAGGCCAGCAACGCGGGCTTACTCGGTCCGGACTACGCTCGCGTGAGACCGATGATCAGCAAGGAGTTCGTGTTTGACAACGCGGCAGGCGCCGCCCTTTACGGGCCAGTCATCCCAAGCGTTGAAGCTTTTGGGGACATGCTGAACCTGTCCGCGTATGGGGCACAGCTTGGTTCTGAGAACAACGAGGCGATGCGTCGAGCACTCGACACGGTTTCTGACGAGAACCTTATTCCTCTTCTTTCTACGGTCATCGACCAGTCGTTCCGCAGAGGCAAGCGACCCACAGACCCAGGGTACAAGGTTCCCACCTGGGTGGTGGAGTGGGCGATTAACAACGGCCCCAATACCACTTGGCCGTACCTGAAGGAAGAGTACGGCATTGAGGCCGTTGATGATCCAGACAGGATGACGCCGGGACGCGCACGGGCCGTTGACCCACAGAAGCCCGAAGCTGGTGCTACGGAGTATCGGTTTTCCAGCCAGGAAGACATGAACAGGTTTCTGTCGGCGCTGACAATCATGACCTACATCGGCATGAGGCGATCGACCGAGGACTTCAACAACATCGGGATGACCTACAAGCCCAGCGATTACCTCAACCCAGGCAAGCGTGGTATTACGCCCACCATGGGTCAGTTGACCGGCGCGGTCACCCCTATATCCATCCCCGACCCGTCAAAACTGACCTTCCGTGTGCTGAAGGAGGAGCAAAAGCGGGTATCTGACAAGACGAAATCATCCGTGAAGTGATACACTTGCGCCGAAGCCGTCCGTGCAGTGGAGGTTCACATGCCCGCGCTTATCCGTGCTTTTTTTCATACGTCTACCGTGGCTCCTGGCTCTGCCCCCACCCTGGGCACCACGTTTGCCACAGCCAAGAAGCACACACACGACCTGTTGACTAATGCCCCCATTGCTTTGTCCAGAAGCAGCTTTAGGGCAAGGGTCGAGAGCATCACGGTGCGGGTCACAGGCAT